AAGGTTTCCCAGCAGCTGCTGCGCACTGCGGCGCTGTCCCCCGAAACGCTCGTTCGTCAGCGCATGGCCTACAAATTCGGCGTCACACAGGAGAAATCCTATCTGTTGGGTAACGGCGATCGCAAGCCACTCGGGCTGTTTGTCGCTTCCCCTGACGGGATCCCGACCTCGCGCGATGTGTCCGAAGATAATACCTCGACCGCAGTCACGGCGAAGGGCCTGATCTCGGCCAAGTATTCGCTGAAAGCCGGGTATTGGAGCAAGGCAAACTGGTTGTTCCACCGGGATGTAATGAAGCAGATTGCCAAGCTGACTGACAGTGATGGTCAGTTCATCTGGCGTGAAAGCATGCGTGATGGTGAGCCAGACCGTCTGTTGGGGCGTCCGTCGCGGATGTCCGAATTTGCGCCCAACACGCTCGCGGCTTCGCAGTACGTCGGCTTGCTGGGTGATTTCAACCACTACTGGATCATCGACAGTCTGGTCATGCAGATTCAGCGTTTGACGGAGCTCTATGCCGAAACCGGTCAGATCGGCTTCATCGGTCGCTACGAGGGCGACGGTCAGCCGGTGCTTCCCGAGGCTTTCGCCCGCATCAAGCTCGCTGCCTAAGCGCGCAAGCTGAACGCTCTGCCGCAGGCGTGATCCTGCGGCAGCAATCAACCTTTTTTGACAGGAGTGTCCGATGACGCCCAATCTTCTCAATTCACTTGCTCTGCAATTTCTCGGGGCATCAATCGCCGCAGCGGCCGCCACCGATGCAGATTCCATCATTATCGATATGGCGGGATATGAGGGCGTTTTTGTAATGGCTCACGTGACCGACAGCCTGGCCACCGGGGTCGCCACTCTGACCGCACAGCAGAGCGCTACCAACGTGGGCGGCGACATGGCCGATATAACGGGTGCGACAGCAAGTTTGACCAGCGCGGTAGATGACGATCTGAACGGGCAGATGATTGCAATCGACGTTCACTGCCCGCGTGAGCGTTACGTTCGGTTCAATCGGTCCTCATCGGTTGCCAACGTTGCCTTCGGTGATCTGGTGGTGGTGCGCTACGGCGCTCGCAAGCTGCCGATCGAGCGGCCATCGACCTTTGGTATCGAAGTGGCTGTCAGCTCACCGCCGAGCGTTTGATCCATCAGGCCAGCCTGACGGCTGGCCCCTGAAACCTATCGGAGTGAAACTTCATGCAAGTTAAAATGTTGAAAGTATCAGCATCAGCGCTGCTTTGCGCAGATGCGGGCGAGATCGTGACCGTCGATGATATTCTGGGCAAGCAGTTGATTGTCGCCGGCGCCGCAAAGTCGCATATGCCTGTGCGCCGCGAGACCGCCGTGATCGATCCCAAGGGCGTCGAGGAAGCGGAACGTGAGCGGTCTCGCGCGTTGGCTGAGGCTGAAGCTGCCCGGAAAAAACCGGGTGCGATTCAGAAAGCCCTCGACCAGCTCGATGTGAAAGAAGACGAAGATTGGACCGCTGGAGGCAAGCCTGCAATGGACCGGATCAAGGAATTGACCGGATCGGCAACCCTGACCCGCGCTGAAGTTGACGCTGCGTTTCCTGATTTCGTGCGACCTACCGATGATGCGTCGTTACCGGTTCAGGCCGCGCCGTCTGCGCCCGCCGCCAAGGTTGGCCCACGTTCCAGCGCGCCCTGATCATGCAGCGGTTGCGATCAATACTGGCATCACCGCCCGCAGTGACGCCAGTCGCGCTTGAAGACGCCAAGCGGCGTGTGCGGCGCGTCGAAGATGATGACAATGATGAGATCGAAATGCTGATCGCCGCAGTGGTTTCGCATCTTGAGGGCGCTGATGGCATCATGGGTCGGGCGCTGATCACGCAAGACTGGTCGGATACATTCGATAGCTTTCCACGCAGTGACCGGATCGACCTGAGGCTTGCGCCGGTGCAGTCCATTGTTTCGATCAGCTATATCGACGCGAATGGTGCCGAAGCCACGCTATCGCCATCAAAGTTCACGCTGCATTCGGAAGCTTCCGGGTGTTTCATCCGGTTGTCGTCAACTGCAGCATGGCCAGCCACGGATCATCGGGATGATGCGGTGACTGTGATCTATCGTGCCGGGTATGGTGATTCCCCTGCGGACGTGCCGGCTGCGATCAGGTTGGCAATTGTGGATCTGGTCGCGCACCGTTTCAATAATCGCGCAGCGGTCTTGATTGGCGTAGGCGCAGTGGAGCTTCCGCGCAGTGTCGCGGCTGACCTCGCGCCCTACAAAAGGCCGCATTTCTGATGCGAGCTGGTCAAATGAAGCACCGTGTTCAGTTCCTTCGAGCGCAACTAAAAGATGATGGAATGCAGGACTTCATTGAATGGGGTGATCCATCCACTGACGCGCTAGGCCCCTTGCTGTGGGCCAAGCGTACACCGATAAGCGATGCCGAAAAGTGGCGGGCTGCACAGGTATCCGCAAACATCTCGGCGCGCTTTGTTGTCTATTGGTCAGCACTGACTTCAAGCATTTCGCCGAAGGACCGATTGCTATGCAATGGCACGGTCTACGAAATCACAGGCATCAAAGATTATAGCGATGACAAGATGTGGTTGGAATTTACTACGTCTGCGAGGATTGATTGATGGCGAAGTATACTGTGCCCATTCAGATAAATGTGGATCCGAAACACCAAATTGAGAAGCTTGCCAGAGGGTTTGAGCGCCTCACTGAGACGGATCAGGTTGATTTCCACAAGGAATGGAAAACACTCGAAAACTTAGGTGCGCAGGTTGCAGATTGTGGTTTTTGCTATGGCATTGTTCACGCGTGGTTATCTGACGACATGGTACGGCACGCAACTCGGTTTGGCATCGACCTATGAGCATGAAGGTAAAGCTCTCAGGATTTGCGGAGCTCGAGAAAAAGCTCGGTCAGCTCACGAAAGCCGCCGGCAAGGGTGTCTTGCGCCGGGCTCTGAAAAAAGCAGCGATGCCGATCGCCGATGCCGCCAATGATTTCGCGCCTGACGGGGCGACCGGCGGCTATTCGCAATCCTTCAGCTACTCGACCAAGCTCACAAAGCGGCAACGCGGTTTGCATCGCAAGATGTTTCGCGATGACAAGTCGGCCGTCGAGGGGTTCGTCGGCACGTCAGATCCCGCCGGTGTCCAGCAAGAATTCGGCAATATCAATCACGGGCCGCAACCCGCGCTGCGCCCGGCATGGGATGGCGGCCGCGAGAAACTGCTCGAGGATCTCGGGCGCGATCTCTGGACCGAATTCGAGAAATCAGCGGCTCGAGCTGCGCGCAAAGCTGCAACTTAGGAAAGGTGCAAATTGTGAAACTGCTAGACCCGCGCGCGTGGCGCGTAAGTTTTTATTCCCACGGCCTATGCGTTTCTATTTTCCGAAATGGTGATTTTCGGCATTGGCATCGCGTCGGGCAGCGCATCCAGTCAGGCGCAGAATAACCGATGGAAGAACAGATTAGGGCTCTTTTGCGCAGCAATGTCGCTGTCGCAAGCCATGTCGCGCAGCGGGTCAATTTTGGCGCGCATCCTCAAGGCCAGCCTTTGCCCGCGATCGTGCTGAATACGGTCAGCGACTTGGAAGGGGTTACGCTCTCAGGCCCTAGCGGGCTGAGCGCCGGCCGGATCCAGGTCGATTGCTATGCACTGCAATATGGTGCTGCCAAACTACTTTCTCGCGCCGTCAAGAAAGCCTTGAACGGATACAGCGGCGACGGGATTCAAGGTGTCTTTCATGCGGGATCGCGTGACAGCCGCGAGGGCGGAACGAATGAGGCCGATCGGCCTTATCGCGTCTCGCTCGATTTCACTCTCACTTACTCAAACTAGGAGGCTCTACACATGAGCAAACAAATTATCGCGTATGGGGCACTAGTTGAGCGCTCCATTGATGACGGCACAACGTGGGTCAAAATCCCCGAATGCGACGGCATTGCAATCCCGATGGTCGAAACCGATTTTCAGGATGTGACCAGCCTCGACAGCCCTAACGGGTTCCGCGAATACATCAAGGGCTTGAAAGATGCCGGCGTGATCAGCTTGCCTTGCGGTTATACCTCGGCAGGCTATGAGCAACAGCTCGCGGATCAAGCGCTCGATGTGCCGGTGAAGTATCGCACCACGTTGAAGGCA